ACCGGTACGACGCCCACGAGCAGGAGCCTCTCGTCGGCCTTCTCGGCATCAAAGCCGCGAATATCGACGCCTTTGCCCGCGCCGCCTACTGGGATTTCGTCAGCGACATCCGCGTCAGGTATCTCTCTTCCCTTCCCCGCAGCGAAGCCGCCGCCATCGCCGCCGCAGCCGACGGCCTCATCACGCATCCTGAAAATGACGATATCGACTGGACCCCCGACGAATTCGTCAGCGATTGGAATGATCTGCACCGCGGCGAGGAGCCACTCAAATAACCGGTGCTAAGCTGTATACCATGACAGATGCAAAAGGGCAAGGGAAAAGCGTTGAGGAACTTTTCCCTTGCCCTTTTTTCACTGGTGCTGAAACAGGACAGTGCAAATCGAATGGAAGCCTATATGCAGCACACCATCTGTGGGAAGAAGCTGCAAAACTAAAGTGCTCCCCAAGTCAAGGACATTTTCATTTGACCCATAGCGGCTGCATACCGGCGGGGTACTCACCTGTGGTGATGTAGTGGTAATATTCGTTAGGGGATAGCTTCGCCAGATCCCACTGGCAGCGGTCGTTGTTGTAGTAATCCATCCAGCGGTCAATGGAGGCTTTGGCGGCCTCAAAAGACGTCCACCCCGGGATCTCACTGGCCAGCTCGTCCTTCATGTGCCCGAAGAAGCTCTCTTGGGGCGCGTTGTCCCAGCAGTTCCCTCTGCGGGACATGGACCGCCGCAGTGCGCTGTTCTCCACCAGCTGGATGAACTTCAGACTGGTGTAGTGGGTCCCCTGGTCGCTGTGGATCACGGTCTCCTTGCTCAGCGAGATCCCATGGTGCTTTACCAGCAGCTGGACCGTTTCCAAAACAAAATCCACTTCCAGCGATTCGCTCATCGCATAGGCCAGGACCTGCTTTGTGCAGGCGTCCAGGATCGTGGAGAGGTAGCAGAATCTGCCGCAGAGCGGGATGTATGTGATGTCCGTCAGGAGGATGGCTCTCGGCCCATGAGACTCGAATTCCCGGTTGACCAAATTCTCCGCGGCGCTGCCCATTCGGATGGATCGCTGCAATCTGCGGTAGGGATTCGGCTTTCGGATGGGGCAGGTGAGCTTGTATTTCCGCATCAGGCGGCGGATCTTCTTCACGTTCATTCGGATACCCATGTGCAAAAGCCGCATATGAATGCCGCGAACGCCCTTTGCGTAGCCCCGGAACCGGTATGCCTCCAGGATCTGTTCGAATGCCGCCCGGTCCTTCGCCTCCCGAAGCTCTCTGTTTTTTTCAGAACGCACCCAGTTGTAGTAGCCGGAGCGGGAGACACCTGCCAATTCGCACAGGTCTTTCACGGTGAGGATGTTGTTCCGATCCGCCAACGCGGCGCGAATGGCCTCAAATCTCTCTCCGGCGCTGTCCATGGCTATTCTCCCGGCTTGCCGTGCAGCCGCATGACTTTTTTTAAGAACGCCATCTGCTGCTGGAGACACAAAATCTCCCGTTTCATGCGTCTGGCGGCTTCGTCAGACGGGGCGGATGCCCCCTCTGTCTGGTTGCTCCCGCCGCCTGGTATACGCACACCGCCCCGGGCGCCCTCATGAAAGCCCTCCGGCGATCTGGCCTCCCGCCGGATGCGCTTTGTAGTATTGTGGATCCGCTCGAAACCCAGAACTTCCGTGTTATAGCCCAGCTTGCGGAAGGCGGCTGTGCCGGTGTAGCCCTGGAGACTGAGCGCCCAGAACGCCTCCTTGAAAGCGAGGGTGTAGGATATGCTGTCTGCCGTCACCCGCAGCGTGTAGGGGTTTGCCTGCAGATGCTTCAGTTCCTCTGGTGTGAATTTCTTCTTCGTGCCCATACAGCACCTCCGTTCGGTAGTTCTATCATAACACAGGTGCGGCGCTTCTGCCCCTATGGGTCAAATGCGTGTCCGCCGAACGGGACCATGGGTCAAAATCTCGTGTCCATTTTCTTGGGTACAGTTTAAAACGGTTAAAGGGTCAGATAAAGGGTCAAACAGAAAAAAAGAAGTCCGAAACCTTACGGTTTCAGACTTCTCAGTGGCAGCGGGAGAAGGATTCGAATTCGCAAGCAGGTGTAAAATGCTGTAAATGCGCGTAAAGAAATCCCTCTGTTTTCAAGGCTTTTCGGATTTTGGCGTAAAATGTTGTAAAGCCTTGTAAAAGCTGTTTGGGGTAAACTTAGGGGTCAAAAAGAGGCTTCTTTGCCTTCTACAAATGACCCTGCTTTTGTCTTTCTGTCCGCTATTCTTCTCTGAAATTCGGATGTCTATATAAGACTACTGTTTCCCCGTTCTCAATCTTTTCTTTTTTCAAAACTGTGAGCATTGATTGGTTTTCCATATAGTCGACATTTTCTTTTGCAAACGCAGACTTGCAATAATGCTGATGTTTATCTTTTTCATCTATGAATACAAAATATGTTTCGCCTGACCGCTCGTTTTTTATGATAAAGTCTGCATCGATCTGGCTATTTCCTCGCACTTTTTGAGCGTTGAACTGTGCAATTAAAAAATCACCTTCCAGTGTCTCTTTCAGGCCAATAATTGCATCTAATCGGCCTCTGATCCTTTCCCAATTCCGTCCGTTTTCAATTCTCCGGCCGTCCATTCTTCCATTCAGTAGTGCTGGAATCAGCTTTTCGCCATAATACTCGGATGAGCGAATCCCAAAATCAACGTCCCGTGCATACTGCATTCCAGACAAGTGGGGAAAGTCCTCAAAAGCAAACTTTAGCCGAATATGGAACGACTTGCCACGTCTGCCGGTTACAATGTGATATTCAGTTTTGCTCAATCGTTCCCATTCCTGAGCAGCCTTTACAAGTAGACACATTTCGACATTTCCCCTAAAAAAAGCGGAACTCTGAATCCAGAGCTCCGCAACAGCGTTTTCTTTCGGGTTTACCCCTACATCAGCCTGTGGAAACCGCTTAACCCTAATACAAGACTCCACAAGTGTACGGATGCTGACCCCATCACTTGCTTCAACGTCACGGCAGACAATCATGTTGTTGCCTACTTAGAGTATATGCACTTCTGCCTATTTTGTCAATGAGAATTCACGAAATTTCTTTATCTCAGACAGCCTCATCGCAATATATGCAACAAGAGCGGAGGAATCGCCCTCCGCTCTTCGCTTTTATTTAGATCGACGCCACCGCTCAAAACGCCGATCTTCTATTTTGCAATGGCATAGCTTTCAGTATTCTTTAGCGGCAAAAATCAGAACGTAACTCCGCGTTCTGCACAGAGGTCTTTCAAAAGTGCTACCGCTTTGTCAAGCCCCATAGCATGATCATGGATATCGTTGTTTGACGGATAGACCAGGCAATTAGAGCGATAGTCTAAAACCTGGTATCCAACGATTCGTTCACCATCCAAAGTGTGAACATAGCCCCAACCATCGTGATTATACCGCTGATAACCTTTCTGGAATGAATAACCGGCCTCGTTAGCCTTTTTTCTCAATGTGGAAAGTGAATACTGCATAAGCAAACCTCCTGAAATTTATGGTTTGAGCAGTGTGCTTATGTTGTGGTCTGTTGTTTTATAGTGTTTATACGCTATGCCATCTTGCAAACGTCCTATAAATGCCCCTCAGAGGCCGCAGGAGCGCTTTCGTCACGCTCTATGGCTTCGTCTATAGCTCGGTTGATAAAGCCGTTCACGCTCTCGCTATGGGCTTCTGCGTGGGCTTTGATAATATCTTTCTTACCCTTTGGAAAACGAACAAGCACCTTATCATAGGCCTTATCTTCGTAACGCTTAATGCTTTCGTAGCTATTTTTTCCGCCCAATAGCAACACCTCCTTGTTAGTTTATTATACATTTTATTGCGTTAGATATCTATATGCAAATAGCACAAGTATATACCAATATCTTTATGCTAAATGCCATCTTGCATATAGCTATCTATATGCTATAATACAACCATGCAAGACAGTGAACCTGATCCGAGCATAAGAAAAGACCTCTGCATCACCGCCGATCAAAGCCGGATGCAGAGAGCCACCAACCACCACAGGAGGATTGACAAGGAGGTCACAAAATGGATGCACAAACCCAGCTAGTAGCAGAACTTTATAAAACGCTCAATGATGCGCAAAAACAGGAAGTCTTGAGCATGATTGATACTTTACTAAGTCAGCAATTAAACGATCAACAATCGCTTGATTCTCATTCCGCTGCTACGGAAAATCAAGATAGCATCGCATGAGAAAGGCTCCATGTCCCAGCCGACCAAAGCAAGACACGGAGCCACCACCAACCACCACAGGGAGGCCGGTATCGGTATTATACCGACCTCCCGCCAAGAAAACAAGGAGGAAATATGAGTTATTTATCTGAGCTTACTGCACATGAGCGCTTAACTGTTGACAATGCAACGCTCGACATGTTTACCGCTTTCGAAAGCGGATCAGACTTGATCTATGATATTTGGGAGCAGTATTTTTCTGATAGGGAGCAAAAAAATATCGAATCGAGAGACTTAGAATTCATTGGTCGCATCCTGTATTCTGTCTACGATAGAATGGCAAACGCCATCCGCGACTATCACTTGATGCTCGGGCACTATGACGCACCGGGCGTGCAGTGCTTTTTAGAAACAGCGAAACGCGCTCAACTGACGGCAGACGCCGAAAAAGCAAGGGAACACGCCCAGAAAGAAATGCGATCCGCAACTTATGATCTCGACGATGCAGATGCAATTAAACTTCTGACAGGTAAAGAGGTGTCCGCATGAAGCTCCTATACTGCGCCCGCTGCACGACGCCGCTGATGAGTGCGGCCACGGTGTTTATTTGCCCGTGTTGCGGGGCTGCTTACCGTCAGCGCGGCACGCGCTTTTCCTTTGTCGCTGATCTATCCGGCGTATCCGTCAAAGAGATGATGCAAAGCATGGAGGTCACACCATGAACAATAATGACAGATTCTATCCCGTCGTGCAAACGCCGCTCGGAAAGGTTCCGCTCATCGGCGCGACTATGACCGTTGAGCGCGAACGTGAGCTTTTTGGAAAGAAGGTGCAAACCGATGAGCGCAAATAGCCCGTGTCTCCGAGCGCATGACCTAATCGACAGGCTCGCCGCATATTCCGCGCCATCGACCTACAAGCGCCGTGCTGCGCCGCCAAAAGCCGCCTCGTCAAAGAAGAAGGCCGAACCGCCTAAAAAGGCTGCTATGCCCCCGGCGCGCCGTGAGGAACCACAGCAGGCCACTTGCGAATATAGCGAGAGCTGCTTCACCTGTCCGTTGAAGGATTGCATTCAGTCGGACAAGGCTTGTGAAAAACTGAATTGCCTGTAAGAGGAAAGGGGACTGCACAAAACGGTGCAGTCCTCTCTTTCCTTTTATCCCATCATTTTTGACACATGCACTACGCCATTATTTTTTGAAATTCTCTTTAGCTACATTCTCAGCCGCTCGTTTCCATTTTTCCAAATTCTGCGCTTTAGATGCTTCAAACCAATATGCTTGCGCCTGTGGATGAACGGACTTATTAAACACGAGGTTTCTGTCCGTTTCAATCTTCTTTGAACCATAGCGGCTTTTCCACCCTTCATCTGTTAAAAAACCTGCGGCGTTGATCTTAGGGTCTACCAATACTTTTCCATGATACAGATATCTTGCATAAGGCCCCGGGTATACGACATAGTTTCCCTCGACGTGTGAGCGATTTGTAAGTGATTTTGTCAACGCTGGAACAAATGGGGCAGTATCACTCAACACCTCTTCCGCAACCGTGTGTTCAGCTTTCGTGCAAGCCTTTGAAAAAGCTTTTTTCAGCTCGTCCATTCCGTCCATATGGACTTTGAATTTTAACCCCATTACGGCACAGTCCTCTCTTTCATCATTCCGCCGCCTGCAGCTCCACGAGCTGTTGAATCACTCGTTCCAGGCGTTCAAGCACTTTGTCATAGCCGAAGATAAACATTTGCAGTCTCCTTTCCTGTTAGTACAGCAGCACGGGCTTACCGGCTGCGCGCGTCATGTTGTTGATGTTGGGGACGACCACGCGGGCAAGCGTCTTACCATCCACAACGAGGTTCACATTGATGGGCTCGCGGCTGCCCTGTGCCATCGCCTCCATAACGGCCTGCTTGATGGTCGAAAGCGGCGCTTCGACGTTCGTTCCGCTCTTCTGGTCGCCCAGCACGGCAAGAAACTTTCGGTTCGGCGGGATGACCGCACCGCTCGCAAGCGCTGGGATCTCGTTGTACACAGGCGCATTGCCGTCTAAGCTCTGCGCCGCCACGCGACGGCTGCGCGCCGGTGCCTTTGTTGATACGCGCGTACCGGTAAAACCGGACGTTGCTTTTCTGACTTTGGAATCGTCCACACTATCAACGAAGAATTTGAGCGCAAGGCCAATCGCCGCCGAGATGATGAACGCCGTACCGGCGCTGACGATGCCCAGCGCCGCAAGGCCAACGCCGAGAACACCGGCCAGCAGTCCAAGAAGTACGCTGCGCCCGATGCTGACAAGCCGCTGCGTGCCCTTCTTCGGGTCTTTGCGGACGCTGTAAATGCTCAGTCCGAGAATCAGGCCTAATCCCATGCCGACGACTGTACCGACGCCCGGTGTCACGATAGAGCCGATAACAGCGCCAAGCAGCGCGCACAGCACGACGATCAACTCGGAAAGAAGCTGCGATTTGCCGCCGTGTTCCTCGTCTCCCTCTGCAAAGCCGGTGAGATAGAGGCCGAGGATCGCGCCCAGGCTGAAACCGGCCACGCCGCCGGTGATGCCAAGAAACACACTGCCGAGCAGCGCACCGAGCAAAGCCGTGATAACCACGATCCATGCATCCTCTGCGTCCATCTCGGTTTTCCATGTTTCGGGGTCAAGGCCCACAAGGTACAGCCCCAGCAACACACCGAGGGATAAGCCGATGACGCCGCCTGTGATGCCGCCGAACGCCGCGCCGAGCGTTGCACCGAGCAGCGCCATTAAAACGGTCAGCCATGTTGCCTTGCTCTTGGGGATAACTTTCTTGTCAAAGCTCCATTTTAGGTCATCCACGACGATCTCAAGCCCCGCGCGGATGGTCTTAAAGATATCATTGATCTTCTGGAACACCTTGTCGAGCTTTTCCATCATGGGGCCTTCGTCAAAATCAAAGTCCGGCGCAATGGCGGATGCTCCGCCGCCAACGGACGTTGTCGTGCTGAGTTTGTTGATCTCATCGAACGCCGCGAGCGCGTCTGTCGCTTCCTTTGCCGCCTTGCCGGTCGCGTCAATGGCGGCAGCTTCTTTGTAGAGGTTTTTGCCCGATGCCTCCATGCTCTTCTTTGACTTACCGCTCAGAATCGAAATGATCGTCACGATCTCCGACACAATGGCCGCAAGCAGATTCATTAGCCACGTCAGCGCCGGAATGAGTACGTCCATCAAAGGCGCGGCCAGCGTCAGCAGCGCACCTTTGAGGCGGGCAAAAGCGTCGGATGCCTCTGCGCCGCCTTGATCTGCTTGCGTAGCGCCGTGAGCGCCGCCGTGATGACTGAGAATACAAGCATAGAGCGCGCTAAACTCTTGACCTGATCTCTGAAACGCGCGGCATACTGGCCCGCTTTGGCAAGCGCGGAATTCTCCGCCTCGCGCTCCCTGCGTTCCTGCTCCGTATTAGCGATCAACTCACCGGCAGCGACTTTTGCTTTGTCGAGCTTTACCGTCATGCTGTCGATGTTGGCGGTCGTCTCTTCGTAAGCAGCCGAAAGCGTTTTGACCTCCTTCGTCTGCGTGTGCAAAAGCGCTTCCTGCTGTTTGAGCTCTGCCTCCGCAACGGCGCGGCGGTCGAGCACTTGCGTCTGATACTCGTTCTGTGTAAAGCCCTGTTTTTGGATCCATTCGCGGTCGTTCAGCCGTTCGACTTCCTTTCGCAGCATCTTCACGCGTTCCTCAGTAGCTTTCGCTGCCTGAGACGCGGCGTCAAGCTGCTTTTCAAGGTTCATCTTATTGCCCGTTTCCTTTTCAAGCTTGCTGTTCAGTTCGGATATCTCGTCACGCAGCTTGCTCAGTTTCTTTTGTGCTTTGGTCGAATCCAAATCACAAGAGAAAATCACACTGCCGTCAGCATTCGCCATTTAATCACTCCTTTCCCGCTCCCAGCCACTTAGAAATAGTCGTCTCTTCTTCCTGACTGAGTTTGTGTTTCATATTCACGATATTGCTGTTCCTGCGGTACCACTCGCGTTCATCCTTTTCAAGCGTCTTGCCGCGCGCCTTTTTGTCGCGGATGCGCACGACCTGCGCAAAGGTGCAGTCCCCGAGATCGTTATACGCACCGAGGAACGTCCACCAATGGACGCCCCCGGTGTTGGTCTCCGCATCATAAGGGATCTCGCGGATATCTCGTCCGAATACTCGGTTGATGGGCGGGAGGATCAACGGATAGTCCTGCTCCCAGTCAACCAGCTTCGGCGATTTCTTCTTGTCCGTCTCCTGTCCGCCGTTCTGGAACCATGTAAAACGGTCTACAGCTTCCTGCAAATGCTGCGGCGGGATATCCTCAGGCGAGACATAGAACATCTGCAAGATGCCCTCTGCGCGGTCAGTGCCGCTCAAATCAGGATCACTCAGCATTACGAAGATATCGAGAATTACGCGAAAATCTGTGCGTATCTCATAACTCACTCCGCCGATCTCGACGGAGACAGGCAAGCCCCAATTCATCGGCGATACTTTGCCGTGTACTTCTGAATGCGCGGATTCGTGGCTTTCTGCTCACGAGCAAAGGCGCTGTCTGTCTCATCCATCAGCGCAAGCAGGAAATTTGTCCATACATGCAGGCCGTCCGCCATCGCATAAAGGTTCATGCTGCCAAAGATGCTGTCACACACCGGCTCTTCAAAAAGACCGTCAATGATCTCGCGCATCTCCTTGTCGCGGCGGTCGGCAATGTTGAAAATCTCAACGCGGTCGCCGCACTTCTGCACCTCATCTGCGTATTTCTCCTGTTTCTTGTCCAGCGTATCAAATGCGTTGTAAAGACGCTGGATAAACGTGCCGTCAGTCGGGTTGAATCGAATGATCACATCACCCTTAATGCCGTGCACGGTGTATTCCTGCACACCGTTCGCAAAACTAAGTTCCATATTTATCTCTCCTTAAATTTGTTTTCAGGAAGCTTTGTATCAGAATGTTGATCTCTGCCGCTTATCGAAAATCAGAAGTTCTCCACGGCCTCGCCCGCGAGATCGTCCCATTTTTCGCTCATGCTGACAATTACACCGGGCGATTTGCGCCGGTAGCCGTCCCCGTCGCCGCAACTGTCAGAAATTGCCGAAATGCTGTCCCATGCCCGCATGACTGCGCCCTCCCCGCTCTGGCAGTCAAGAGCGATAGCGTTAAGGGCTGCGGCCTCTCGGCGGCTGTCCGTAGTCTTTGCGGCTTCGGCTGCGTAGTGACCAACTAACTTTAACATGGTGTGGTTGCTGTCAAATCTCTCCATGAACGCGGAGTAATCAGCCGAGGAAAGAACGCCGGTTTTCATCAGCTCAAGGGCGTTATTGTCGATTGCGTCGGGGTTTGCAATATTGGCGG